ATTTATACAGCCAGCGTAATACCGATGGCAGTATTCAGTTTGTTGTTAATGGACAAGTTATTCCGGATAATTACGGTAATTTCGACGCCCGTTATTTAACATCAGGAAACGTATATACAAAAGGCGAGTCAGATAATCGTTATGTCCAGAATATCCAGCGTGGCGCTCCAGTATGGCCTGGCAAAGTAGATGAATATGGACCTGCAGAAGCGCCTGCTGGTTGCTTTTTAACACAAGCCAGACATGACCCAACAACAGCATACGGTGTGACATTTGGGTATCGACCGCTGCAAATGTGGGTTGGTAATGGCTGGCGTACCATTAATGGATGATTTAGGGAAATATAATGGAATTAAAAAACGTTAACCGATACATTCCTGACGACCCGGATTATGATAGCAATTTTCTGTATTTTCGTAGTGAAGATGGTCAGGATTTTTATGAGTCGCTGAGTAAATTCACGAAAAAATATAAGTTGTGCATTGATTCTGAAAATATAATCCGTTCCGTATCAGAAGATGTGTCGCGCCTCTATCCAGCTGGCTTTTCAGTTGTTGAGGTCAATAAACTACCAGCCGGATTTAATATCTATGGCGACTGGAAATATTCGAACGGCGCTGTTGTCGCTGTTCCCGTTGATTATCAGGCAAAAGCCGAAACCACCCGACAGAAACTACTGGATGCCGCAAACAGCACCATTGCTGACTGGCGAACCGAACTGGCGTTGGGTGAAATCAGTGATGACGATAAGGCCAGCCTGACTAAATGGATGGCGTATATCAGGGCGCTTAAAACGCTGGATTTGAGCGGCGTGAAAGACGCGGCCACCTTTACTGCAATCAGGTGGCCTGAATTACCACAATAACGACTACTGGCTGGCTGGTCTTTCCGGCCAGTCAGGTTTTGATGTGTCCACCCGATTAACCAGAACGCTGTATTCCTCCCATGCCTCCAGTCGCTTCTGCTCCTCATCAGTCGCGATACCACGCTTTACTGCACGCGCCAGTGGCGTAATAACGGTCTCGGCTTCTTCGAGTAACTTCAGTTTTTTCACTTCTGCCTGCTGGCGCAGCTCCTCCGATGTATAAACTCGCTTAATTACCTTCTCACCATCAAACACCCAGCCGCCGTATATATCAGCACGTCTGTTTGCTGTGATGTTCGGTAATTCAACGACGCTCAAACCAGTAGGGTTTATTGTTGAAACATCCTTGCTGATATTCACAATAACACCGTTCTGGTCATAGGCTATTTTCAGTGTATCTTCCGCAAAGTTTTTCTGTTGTTCGTACCAGTTCTTCCCGTCCTCCGAGTATAGCCAGATAACGCCGGAACGTTTAGTTAACTGAAATTGCGCCAGCGTTTTTGGATTACCCACAGAAATATTTTTCAAATGCATCATGTTTAAATACTCGCAACATTATACCAGACACCACCAATGAATTTTTGCAACGGGCGTCGGTGTACCCCATCGATTAATTCGTCGCTATTGCCGTTCGTGACACCCGTGATGACATAGCCTGGTGTGTCGTTGTATCCAGGTCCGTTCCATGCCTGAGCATATTCAATTCCACCCAGCCTGATATCCTGGACAAAACGATTGATAATGGTGTTATTAATCCAGTCATTCAGCCAGCCGCCCCATAGCGAACCGTAAATATTTCCATCAGTGGAGATAGTATTGGCCCCCGCATGAATAGAGCTGGTAGTGAAAATCTCACCATTGACCATAAAACGAATTGAACCATCAGGGTTTCGCTGGCTGTATAAATGCCACCCCTGGTCGTCGTCCAGTTCAATTACAGTGGGTCTGTCAGAATTTCCCCATAAATTAAAACGCGAATTCAGCGATGAGTTATTGTCACTCGTCAGTGATAATTTTCTACCGTCACCCGCGAGTACATCACCCACAACATATAATTTCCCCGGCTGCAAACGAGCCACAAGAGCGTTATTGGCATAAACATCCAGTATCCCGTCACCATTCTGTTTAAGACCAGTGTCGTTATCGCCGAGCACAATAGAATTACCGCCAAGCGCATTATCCGTACCGATACCCAACGCACCGTTAATGCGACCACCGTTAACTGAAAGCGCCCCCATTTCGTCGGCTGATGGTTTGTTTACGGTGTTGAAATCGCGTCGCCAGCCCGGAGAGTAATCACCGCCGTTATTGATATACGTAAACTGAGCGCTGGCAACCCCTCCTCCTGACGTTGTTGTTGGGGTAGTGACGCGTATTGTCATTGCGCCACGAAATCCCATCACCTCAATCACTGCGCCAGCGAGACAGATATTGCCGCAGCCAGTATCCGTGATGATTTTGTTATGAGCGTAAGACCAGGAGCCACGACACATCCAGTAAGGGTGATTGAATGCGCCGCAACTCTCCAGCCAGGAGATAAACTCCGCCGTTGTCCACGGATTATCATCACCGCCGATATTAACTGCGCCATCAAACGCTCGCGCGGCACCGATACGACGCACAAACAAATCCTTGTCCGGAATATCGCCGCCATTCTGTGATTTTTGTAATGCATCGGCGGCACGACTTATGGTTTCTCGCAAACCAACGTTTCTGAAAATGCAGAAAACGGTCGTAAATGGCATGATCCCGCCTTTTGCGAGGGTGCCTATTGTGCAAATTGGCTATGTGCGGGTGTCAACAAATGACCAGAACACCGATTTACAGCGAAACGCGCTAAATTGCGCAGGATGTGAACTGATTTTTGAAGACAAAATAAGCGGAACGAAATCCGAAAGGCCCGGACTGAAAAAGTTGCTCAGGACGTTATCAGAAGGGGACACGCTGGTTGTATGGAAGTTAGATCGCCTGGGTCGCAGTATGCGTCATCTGGTCGTTCTGATAGAGGAGCTGCGGGAGCGTGGCGTTAATTTCCGCAGCCTGACCGATTCCATCGATACCAGTACACCAATGGGGCGTTTCTTCTTTCATGTCATGGGCGCACTCGCTGAAATGGAACGTGAATTAATTGTGGAAAGAACCCGCGCCGGGCTGGAAGCGGCAAGAGCGCAGGGGCGAATTGGTGGCAGGCGTCCAAAGCTCACCCCAGAGCAATGGGCGCAGGCCGGGCGCCTGATTAGGGCAGGATTACCGCGACAGCAGATAGCGATTATTTATGACGTGGGACTGTCGACACTGTACAAAAAATTCCCTGTTGGTAAATCAGTTAGTTATACAGGCGTGGAAATTGAAAGTTATCGACCGTCTTGATCTCCTCATCATCTGATAATACTGTTTGTATAAACAGTATTATCAGGAGCGGATATTATGCCCCGTCACTATGAGATAGAAATGGCTTGGCGTAACGCCATAATGTTTGAACCGAGTGGCAGAAAAACAGTTACAACAGGGAGATTTGTTCAGGAACTGGAGAAGGTAAACCATTACTGGAGCCTGCGCGAGGCAAACAGGTGGATCGAATGGCATGTGACTACGTTCAGAGATATATCGACGCAGGAAGGAGAAAACCGCACATTCCAGTTATTTAACCCTAACGGAGGGCTTTAAGCATGGGCTTTCCGTCTCCAGCAAGTGACTACGTCGAGCCCCGCCTGACTGTAGATATTTTATGTGGTATCAACGCTAATAGCCGGATTGTCAATACATCAGATGGTTATGCCGTCGTTGACGTTTCACTGATTCAGCGGCAGGGAGATACAGTATTGATACGTTCTGACGGGGCATTACGTTTTGCAAAAATAATGGGGCAGGCGTTAATTATTGATGATGGTGAAGCGATTGAAGGCGAGGCGCTGGATGGTGTAGTTGTTATAGGAAAAGTTACGTATTTTATTAACCGGATAAATTTTTGGGGCTGATTGATGTAACGTTGAGACCACGGTCCCAATTTTTTTACCTGACTGTATATGGTAATATCGCCAAGCGTCGTCTCCTGTCGTAGGTCAGACGCAGCCCTGCCGGTGGCGTCCGGCAGGGCACCCTGACGGCTTATATAATATAACGCCTGGTTATTTCATCAGCGATTCGTTTAATCCGATCAGCCTCGTTTGTGTGTTCCTTTAGTACAGTTCGCGAGAAGGGAATCATAGTCTGCAGCTCGTTTGCAGGAATATCGTAATCAATACCAGTAGCTGCAGCCCGGATAAAATTTGTCACTGTATCTATTTCGACGAACGCGTCATCGACCGCTTCGCTGACCAGCTTTTGCTGCTCTTCCTGGTACTCTTTCAGTAATGTTTCAATTTTCTGAATCACTACCGGAGAAACGTTGTTCAGCTGGAATGATACGGAATCCCCTTTGTACTTCGCCTTGATCCCCTTACCAAACAGGCGCTCACGCGTTGCAGGCTTTGTTGGTTTTTCGGCTACGTCATGTAACTGTTTCAGGATCTCATCAGTTTCGAATGACTCACCGCCTTTCTGACGTTTAGCAAGGTGCTGGGCAAACGCCAGTACAGCATCCTCATTGCCCGCGTACACCTTCGCCAGGGATTCACCGGAACGAGCACTCAGTTCATTGGGATTGCTGAATAATGCGATGATTTCACGCGGAAGTTCGGCTGTTTTGATGCAGCGCATGATGATTTTCCGTGAGATATTTTCCGCCTCGGCCAGCTTACTGACGTTGTCACCAAACTCATTTTTCAGGCGGCGGGCATAGCGTTTTCCGCGCTCATAGGCGCTGGTCTGTCGATAGCTGTTGCCGATCGTGGATAACCAGGCCATCTGCTCGTCGTCCAGATCCCCGACCAGAACGCGGTATTCGCTGTGCGTATAAATCGCAGTCTGGCGGCGGCGACTACCGTCCGCTACCTCGATAATGCCGGAAATTTTGCGGCCAAATGCCGGATTTTGTTGTCCGGACGTCAGAAATGAAGGAATGAGGTCATCAAGAGCTGCCTGCGTCAGCAGCGCCTGGTCACGTTCGTTGCCAGACCAGACCATAGTGGCCCGTTCAACCATTTCCGCAGCTACGGTTTCCAGAGTGAATGTGACGTCACGGCCACAGACTGGCAGGGTGACATGGTTCCCGACCATGTTTCTCACACGCTCGCTCAAATTGGCAACAGCCGGGGCAGTGGGCTTGTTATCGGCTGCTGTGATCGTTGCCTTTGGCGCTGAATCAAAATTAATTTTAGGGGCGTTTTTCATCACCGGCGCGCGTTTCATTTATTATTCTCCCAGCGAGTTTTAATCAGTCGTTCATAAATTTCTCGGCAAACTGGCTCCCAGATTGCTACCGCATTACGCCATGCTGTTGGAGTACTGCGCTGGTTAGCTGCCTGCTCAAATACAGTTCTCATACGCACTTGCCCTTTCCCGACTTCATCAGTCAGGCGAACGACCTCTTTCAAGACCATGCCACCCCAGGCGTTACGGATCTGCTCGTCCATCCAGGCAGACTGATTGCCCACGGCGCTGCTGTATTTTGTTACCAGAACGCGGACGTCGGGTTCGAAACCACCAAGATCCACGTTTGCAATCAGGTCGCGCAACATGGTGAAAAATTGCAGGGACGATACGTAGTCATACAATTCTGCAGGCGTAGGAACGACGATAACATCAGCGGCGCAGACCACGTTTATTGTGCCGATGCCGAGGTTCGGTGCGCTGTCAATCACGATCAGGTCGTAGCTGTCCCAGACTGATTCGATAGCAGCGCGCAGCAGCAGATGTGATGGCACAGGTAGTTTGCCAGCGGCTTCCAGAACTTCGATCTCTGATTCAATACGGTGAATGGCCAGGCATGAAGGGATAATGTCAAGGTTTGGCCAGCAGGTTGGTTTAATTGCATATTCGGCGTTATCACGTTCACCGAGGTAATACGGCAATAATGTATCCTCAGCATGGATATGCAGGTCAGGAACATATCCGTGATACAGGCTGGCCGTAGCCTGGGGATCGGTCGCATCAATAAGCAGAACGCGCAATCCCTGCAATGCTGCCCACTGCGCCATATGCACCGATGTGGATGTTTTAAACGCGCCGCCTTTGTGTGCTGCGATAGCCAGTACGGCAGGAGACTGGCCATCAGGACGGGACGGGCGAGTACCGAAATGGTCTCGCATATCGTTAATTTGCCCGATAGTGTAGCCAGCTCGCTGCGGAACCCGGCCACGAACTACGGTATCTGCCGGAGGCAGTTTTCCGCTCTCTTCCGCGTTTCGGATGGTCTGTGGTGTCACGCCGATGAGTTCTGCAGCTTCGGTAATCCCCCAGCGACGAGTGATGGTACGCGCTTCCGGACTGTCATCGCCAAACTGCGCCTGTGCGATCATCTTTGTCATTGTGTGACCACGGGCGATCAGCTCGTCTAGTCGTTCTTTTAGGTTCATTCGTTAGTCTCCTGTCGTTTTGCGTAAAAATAGTAAATCATCATAAAAAACGCAAAGCAACACATAAATGATAAAAAATAGAGGAGGACGTACATTGAGACCCTAGACTGGATAACTTCATCGTGTTTATGCCTATAGGACGCGTCACCATGCGGCCCGGAGGGCCGTGGTACTATAAAAGCAGAGAAATGATTGGCTTAAATTTTGCCATTTAGATTAATTTATTGATTTTAAAAGTTTAATTATAATTATTGATAATGACTATTAACGATTTACTGCTTTTGTAACCGAGAGAATTTTCCTGCCATTTTATAATTTTTGAATCACTCCTTGCTCTTCGTTAAATATCGTAACAAAATACGATAATGATATAGTGAGTTAAAATCATATGACTATTCCCGCTAATTAAATCGCAATAGCCCATCATCGTAACAATTTCAATATAGCAAATAACGTAACAATATGCGTTAATTATCTAGCGCCCAAATCTTCGTAACATAGTTTTATATATTATCGACACAACATGTATAATTATACGCGCGTATAATTATACATGTTGTGTCGATAATATATAAAACTATGTTACGAAGATTTGGGCGCTAGATAATTAACGCATATTGTTACGTTATTTGCTATATTGAAATTGTTACGATGATGGGCTATTGCGATTTAATTAGCGGGAATAGTCATATGATTTTAACTCACTATATCATTATCGTATTTTGTTACGATATTTAACGAAGAGCAAGGAGTGATTCAAAAATTATAAAATGGCAGGAAAATTCTCTCGGTTACAAAAGCAGTAAATCGTTAATAGTCATTATCAATAATTATAATTAAACTTTTAAAATCAATAAATTAATCTAAATGGCAAAATTTAAGCCAATCATTTCTCTGCTTTTATAGTACCACGGCCCTCCGGGCCGCATGGTGACGCGTCCTATAGGCATAAACACGATGAAGTTATCCAGTCTAGGGTCTCAATGTACGTCCTCCTCTATTTTTTATCATTTATGTGTTGCTTTGCGTTTTTTATGATGATTTACTATTTTTACGCAAAACGACAGGAGACTAACGAATGAACCTAAAAGAACGACTAGACGAGCTGATCGCCCGTGGTCACACAATGACAAAGATGATCGCACAGGCGCAGTTTGGCGATGACAGTCCGGAAGCGCGTACCATCACTCGTCGCTGGGGGATTACCGAAGCTGCAGAACTCATCGGCGTGACACCACAGACCATCCGAAACGCGGAAGAGAGCGGAAAACTGCCTCCGGCAGATACCGTAGTTCGTGGCCGGGTTCCGCAGCGAGCTGGCTACACTATCGGGCAAATTAACGATATGCGAGACCATTTCGGTACTCGCCCGTCCCGTCCTGATGGCCAGTCTCCTGCCGTACTGGCTATCGCAGCACACAAAGGCGGCGCGTTTAAAACATCCACATCGGTGCATATGGCGCAGTGGGCAGCATTGCAGGGATTGCGCGTTCTGCTTATTGATGCGACCGATCCCCAGGCTACGGCCAGCCTGTATCACGGATATGTTCCTGACCTGCATATCCATGCTGAGGATACATTATTGCCGTATTACCTCGGTGAACGTGATAACGCCGAATATGCAATTAAACCAACCTGCTGGCCAAACCTTGACATTATCCCTTCATGCCTGGCCATTCACCGTATTGAATCAGAGATCGAAGTTCTGGAAGCCGCTGGCAAACTACCTGTGCCATCACATCTGCTGCTGCGCGCTGCTATCGAATCAGTCTGGGACAGCTACGACCTGATCGTGATTGACAGCGCACCGAACCTCGGCATCGGCACAATAAACGTGGTCTGCGCCGCTGATGTTATCGTCGTTCCTACGCCTGCAGAATTGTATGACTACGTATCGTCCCTGCAATTTTTCACCATGTTGCGCGACCTGATTGCAAACGTGGATCTTGGTGGTTTCGAACCCGACGTCCGCGTTCTGGTAACAAAATACAGCAGCGCCGTGGGCAATCAGTCTGCCTGGATGGACGAGCAGATCCGTAACGCCTGGGGTGGCATGGTCTTGAAAGAGGTCGTTCGCCTGACTGATGAAGTCGGGAAAGGGCAAGTGCGTATGAGAACTGTATTTGAGCAGGCAGCTAACCAGCGCAGTACTCCAACAGCATGGCGTAATGCGGTAGCAATCTGGGAGCCAGTTTGCCGAGAAATTTATGAACGACTGATTAAAACTCGCTGGGAGAATAATAAATGAAACGCGCGCCGGTGATGAAAAACGCCCCTAAAATTAATTTTGATTCAGCGCCAAAGGCAACGATCACAGCAGCCGATAACAAGCCCACTGCCCCGGCTGTTGCCAATTTGAGCGAGCGTGTGAGAAACATGGTCGGGAACCATGTCACCCTGCCAGTCTGTGGCCGTGACGTCACATTCACTCTGGAAACCGTAGCTGCGGAAATGGTTGAACGGGCCACTATGGTCTGGTCTGGCAACGAACGTGACCAGGCGCTGCTGACGCAGGCAGCTCTTGATGACCTCATTCCTTCATTTCTGACGTCCGGACAACAAAATCCGGCATTTGGCCGCAAAATTTCCGGCATTATCGAGGTAGCGGACGGTAGTCGCCGCCGCCAGACTGCGATTTATACGCACAGCGAATACCGCGTTCTGGTCGGGGATCTGGACGACGAGCAGATGGCCTGGTTATCCACGATCGGCAACAGCTATCGACAGACCAGCGCCTATGAGCGCGGAAAACGCTATGCCCGCCGCCTGAAAAATGAGTTTGGTGACAACGTCAGTAAGCTGGCCGAGGCGGAAAATATCTCACGGAAAATCATCATGCGCTGCATCAAAACAGCCGAACTTCCGCGTGAAATCATCGCATTATTCAGCAATCCCAATGAACTGAGTGCTCGTTCCGGTGAATCCCTGGCGAAGGTGTACGCGGGCAATGAGGATGCTGTACTGGCGTTTGCCCAGCACCTTGCTAAACGTCAGAAAGGCGGTGAGTCATTCGAAACTGATGAGATCCTGAAACAGTTACATGACGTAGCCGAAAAACCAACAAAGCCTGCAACGCGTGAGCGCCTGTTTGGTAAGGGGATCAAGGCGAAGTACAAAGGGGATTCCGTATCATTCCAGCTGAACAACGTTTCTCCGGTAGTGATTCAGAAAATTGAAACATTACTGAAAGAGTACCAGGAAGAGCAGCAAAAGCTGGTCAGCGAAGCGGTCGATGACGCGTTCGTCGAAATAGATACAGTGACAAATTTTATCCGGGCTGCAGCTACTGGTATTGATTACGATATTCCTGCAAACGAGCTGCAGACTATGATTCCCTTCTCGCGAACTGTACTAAAGGAACACACAAACGAGGCTGATCGGATTAAACGAATCGCTGATGAAATAACCAGGCGTTATATTATATAAGCCGTCAGGGTGCCCTGCCGGACGCCACCGGCAGGGCTGCGTCTGACCTACGACAGGAGACGACGCTTGGCGATATTACCATATACAGTCAGGTAAAAAAATTGGGACCGTGGTCTCAACGTTACATCAATCAGCCCCAAAAATTTATCCGGTTAATAAAATACGTAACTTTTCCTATAACAACTACACCATCCAGCGCCTCGCCTTCAATCGCTTCACCATCATCAATAATTAACGCCTGCCCCATTATTTTTGCAAAACGTAATGCCCCGTCAGAACGTATCAATACTGTATCTCCCTGCCGCTGAATCAGTGAAACGTCAACGACGGCATAACCATCTGATGTATTGACAATCCGGCTATTAGCGTTGATACCACATAAAATATCTACAGTCAGGCGGGGCTCGACGTAGTCACTTGCTGGAGACGGAAAGCCCATGCTTAAAGCCCTCCGTTAGGGTTAAATAACTGGAATGTGCGGTTTTCTCCTTCCTGCGTCGATATATCTCTGAACGTAGTCACATGCCATTCGATCCACCTGTTTGCCTCGCGCAGGCTCCAGTAATGGTTTACCTTCTCCAGTTCCTGAACAAATCTCCCTGTTGTAACTGTTTTTCTGCCACTCGGTTCAAACATTATGGCGTTACGCCAAGCCATTTCTATCTCATAGTGACGGGGCATAATATCCGCTCCTGATAATACTGTTTATACAAACAGTATTATCAGATGATGAGGAGATCAAGACGGTCGATAACTTTCAATTTCCACGCCTGTATAACTAACTGATTTACCAACAGGGAATTTTTTGTACAGTGTCGACAGTCCCACGTCATAAATAATCGCTATCTGCTGTCGCGGTAATCCTGCCCTAATCAGGCGCCCGGCCTGCGCCCATTGCTCTGGGGTGAGCTTTGGACGCCTGCCACCAATTCGCCCCTGCGCTCTTGCCGCTTCCAGCCCGGCGCGGGTTCTTTCCACAATTAATTCACGTTCCATTTCAGCGAGTGCGCCCATGACATGAAAGAAGAAACGCCCCATTGGTGTACTGGTATCGATGGAATCGGTCAGGCTGCGGAAATTAACGCCACGCTCCCGCAGCTCCTCTATCAGAACGACCAGATGACGCATACTGCGACCCAGGCGATCTAACTTCCATACAACCAGCGTGTCCCCTTCTGATAACGTCCTGAGCAACTTTTTCAGTCCGGGCCTTTCGGATTTCGTTCCGCTTATTTTGTCTTCAAAAATCAGTTCACATCCTGCGCAATTTAGCGCGTTTCGCTGTAAATCGGTGTTCTGGTCATTTGTTGACACCCGCACATAGCCAATTTGCACAATAGGCACCCTCGCAAAAGGCGGGATCATGCCATTTACGACCGTTTTCTGCATTTTCAGAAACGTTGGTTTGCGAGAAACCATAAGTCGTGCCGCCGATGCATTACAAAAATCACAGAATGGCGGCGATATTCCGGACAAGGATTTGTTTGTGCGTCGTATCGGTGCCGCGCGAGCGTTTGATGGCGCAGTTAATATCGGCGGTGATGATAATCCGTGGACAACGGCGGAGTTTATCTCCTGGCTGGAGAGTTGCGGCGCATTCAATCACCCTTACTGGATGTGTCGTGGCTCCTGGTCTTACGCTCATAACAAAATCATCACGGATACTGGCTGCGGCAATATCTGTCTCGCTGGCGCAGTGATTGAGGTGATGGGATTTCGTGGCGCAATGACAATACGCGTCACTACCCCAACAACAACGTCAGGAGGAGGGGTTGCCAGCGCTCAGTTTACGTATATCAATAACGGCGGTGATTACTCTCCGGGCTGGCGACGCGATTTCAACACCGTAAACAAACCATCAGCCGACGAAATGGGGGCGCTTTCAGTTAACGGTGGTCGCATTAACGGTGCGTTGGGTATCGGTACGGATAATGCGCTTGGCGGTAATTCTATTGTGCTCGGCGATAACGACACTGGTCTTAAACAGAATGGTGACGGGATACTGGATGTTTATGCCAATAACGCTCTTGTGGCTCGTTTGCAGCCGGGGAAATTATATGTTGTGGGTGATGTACTCGCGGGTGACGGTAGAAAATTATCACTGACGAGTGACAATAACTCATCGCTGAATTCGCGTTTTAATTTATGGGGAAATTCTGACAGACCCACTGTAATTGAACTGGACGACGACCAGGGGTGGCATTTATACAGCCAGCGAAACCCTGATGGTTCAATTCGTTTTATGGTCAATGGTGAGATTTTCACTACCAGCTCTATTCATGCGGGGGCCAATACTATCTCCACTGATGGAAATATTTACGGTTCGCTATGGGGCGGCTGGCTGAATGACTGGATTAATAACACCATTATCAATCGTTTTGTCCAGGATATCAGGCTGGGTGGAATTGAATATGCTCAGGCATGGAACGGACCTGGATACAACGACACACCAGGCTATGTCATCACGGGTGTCACGAACGGCAATAGCGACGAATTAATCGATGGGGTACACCGACGCCCGTTGCAAAAATTCATTGGTGGTGTCTGGTATAATGTTGCGAGTATTTAAACATGATGCATTTGAAAAATATTTCTGTGGGTAATCCAAAAACGCTGGCGCAATTTCAGTTAACTAAACGTTCCGGCGTTATCTGGCTATACTCGGAGGACGGGAAGAACTGGTACGAACAACAGAAAAACTTTGCGGAAGATACACTGAAAATAGCCTATGACCAGAACGGTGTTATTGTGAATATCAGCAAGGATGTTTCAACAATAAACCCTACTGGTTTGAGCGTCGTTGAATTACCGAACATCACAGCAAACAGACGTGCTGATATATACGGCGGCTGGGTGTTTGATGGTGAGAAGGTAATTAAGCGAGTTTATACATCGGAGGAGCTGCGCCAGCAGGCAGAAGTGAAAAAACTGAAGTTACTCGAAGAAGCCGAGACCGTTATTACGCCACTGGCGCGTGCAGTAAAGCGTGGTATCGCGACTGATGAGGAGCAGAAGCGACTGGAGGCATGGGAGGAATACAGCGTTCTGGTTAATCGGGTGGACACATCAAAACCTGACTGGCCGGAAAGACCAGCCAGCCAGTAGTCGTTATTGTGGTAATTCAGGCCACCTGATTGCAGTAAAGGTGGCCGCGTCTTTCACGCCGCTCAAATCCAGCGTTTTAAGCGCCCTGATATACGCCATCCATTTAGTCAGGCTGGCCTTATCGTCATCACTGATTTCACCCAACGCCAGTTCGGTTCGCCAGTCAGCAATGGTGCTGTTTGCGGCATCCAGTAGTTTCTGTCGGGTGGTTTCGGCTTTTGCCTGATAATCAACGGGAACAGCGACAACAGCGCCGTTCGAATATTTCCAGTCGCCATAGATATTAAATCCGGCTGGTAGTTTATTGACCTCAACAACTGAAAAGCCAGCTGGATAGAGGCGCGACACATCTTCTGATACGGAACGGATTATATTTTCAGAATCAATGCACAACTTATATTTTTTCGTGAATTTACTCAGCGACTCATAAAAATCCTGACCATCTTCACTACGAAAATACAGAAAATTGCTATCATAATCCGGGTCGTCAGGAATGTATCGGTTAACGTTTTTTAATTCCATTATATTTCCCTAAATCATCCATTAATGGTACGCCAGCCATTACCAACCCACATTTGCAGCGGTCGATACCCAAATGTCACACCGTATGCTGTTGTTGGGTCATGTCTGGCTTGTGTTAAAAAGCAACCAGCAGGCGCTTCTGCAGGTCCATATTCATCTACTTTGCCAGGCCATACTGGAGCGCCACGCTGGATATTCTGGACATAACGATTATCTGACTCGCCTTTTGTATATACGTTTCCTGATGTTAAATAACGGGCGTCGAAATTACCGTAATTATCCGGAATAACTTGTCCATTAACAACAAACTGAATACTGCCATCGGTATTACGCTGGCGGCAGCCCG